ATTTCTAAAATTTCTGTAGCTTGGTTTACAAAATTAGTAACAGCATCTCCACTAGAGTGAGTTGCAGCTGTTGTCCCATTAACTCCTCGAGTTACTCCAGTAAGCTCTAAATCACTAAATCCGGTGTAAGAAATATTTTCAGATCCTACATTGATAGTTCCCGAATCAGGCATACGAGTTTTTGAAGCAATTGTGATGCCTGTGGTTTGAGAAGTAGTGGTAATAGCGGCAGTTAAAGTAGTGGTTACTCCATTAGAATTTCCATCAGACGTTGCTCTAAAAATTTTATATTCGTTTTGACCGTCTACTAAAGTAATATTAGTATTAGCTACTTCCCAAAAATGAAGACCTCTGTTACCCCATTCTTGAAACATTATATTTAACGATCTTCGAGCAGTTTTTAAATTATAACCGCTCATGTCAAATTGACCAAGTCTATTATAAGACTCTTCAATTATCTCATCGATCGAAAACGTTTTGTCAAACGTTGTAGTGCCAGAAGTAGTGTTGGCCATTTAAACTCCTACGAATTAGCTCCACCACTATGAAACACAGTGATAGCAGTGATCGCTTCTGTAGTAAAACCTGAAACTACTGAAGTTTTAAATAAAATTGGTACAGGAAAATTTACAGTAAAATCATTAATGTGTGCACCTTTATTTATTTTAACTTTTGAAGTTGAATCATCACTAAGTTCTAAAACACCAGCGGCAGCTGGCCCAGATACATGAACTCCATATACTCTGGTTCTACCTGTTTGAATAGTTTTACTCTCTGTAGTTACGTTTGTTGCTACTCCATCTATAGATGAATATGTTGTCATGTTTTTCTCCTTAAAATTAATATGTGGGGCCGAAGCCCCACACTAATTATTTATTACGTATCGCTAAATGGTGTTACGATTGTACCTGATCCAAGAATTAAAGTATTGTGTACTAAATACTCTGCAGATTGTAATGCAGTTACTTGAACAACAGAACCAGTGATACCACCAGTTGTAGTTCCATTCATTGATAAAACATCATTAGATGCTGCTGGGAAAAAAGCTTTTTTAGCTCCATCATCTACTGCAATCATTGCAGCACCAACAAACTTATCAGTTCCATCAGTAACAATTTGAACATCAGTTGCAGTTGTGTCTACATAAAAATAGAAACTTGCACCAACATTATTTAGATTGTTGTAGTCTGTAGTACCTGCAGTTGCTCCATTAGCATTTGTATTGATTGACGGTAAAGTAAAAATACCATCCGCGTCTTGTGTTATTAAGATTCTTCCTGCGTGATCATTTACAGTTAATGTAGTATTAGCTGTTAATGCAACAGTTGATCCTGGTCCAGTACCTATAAAGCCATTTTTAGAAATGACCGGTCCTGAAAACGTAGTATTTGCCATATTATTATCCTCCTAGTTATTTGAATATCGTCTCTAGGCCGTCGACTATACGCGTCGATATTCAATTTAATGTATAGTGTATTTTTTATACATTAGTTTTGAGTAGAGTGCAAGAGAGCCTGTAATGCGGAGTGGATTTTTTCCAACGATGTAGCTTTTTATTAAGTAGCTACTGAAACTTCAGGAGCAGAACCTTCAACATTGTTCTGTCTGTGGGCAATTGCTGCTTCTTCCAGCTTGATCTTTGTGATGATCTCTTTTACTTTGTCATCAATTCTGACCATTTCAAGAGTGTATCTGTTATTATCCAGATGCTCCTGTTCCCACTTCAACTCCAAGGACCTTTTTGCTTTGTATAGGTCTTGTATCATTTATAACCTCTTCAAAAGTTATTCTATTTATCCTAGAATCATAGTTGTTTCCAAGATCTTCCCATTTTATACTATTTTCTCCTAGCTTGTCAAGTATAGCTAGTTCTACAGCTTTTGCATTATCTTCAGCTAGTATTTCAAATTTAGCATGGTGATTGTATGCAAAAATATTAACGAGAAGTTTTTTCATGAGTTTTTCTTTCTTATTTTGTAAATGAGGCGGGATTGTGTCCCGCCTCAAAATTATCTATTAACTTACTCCAGGAGAACCGAAGATTCCTCTAAAGTCAGACACACCAAATTGGTATCTTTCTCTAGCTTTAAATCTTAAGTTTCCAGTGTCGAAGTCACCTTCCATAGCTGTTTTGATTGGTGTTCTAACGAAATGTTTCATTCCGTTTGGAACATCAGTGATAAGGAAGAACGCGTTTGGATCAGTTAAGAAATTGTTCACTCTGTAACCTTGAGGAACCATTCCCATTGATCTAACTGCGTTGATATCATTATCAGCAGTTTGAACTCTGCCTTCTGATTTCATCAATCTTTCAGCTTGGAATTGTAGCGCAGAAGGAACAATCATTTTTGTTGCTTTCGCTGCAATTTTTAAACCTCTTTCATCAGTAAACGCTGCAATGTCAATAAGAGATTGCTCTAATGAAGTTTCGTTTAAGTCCGCTGCTGTAGATAGAGTGTTTGACACTGTACCAGCAATTGTTGGGTGAGATGTGCTAAATAAATTGCTGCCATCTCCAGAAGTGAAACCACCTCCGAAACCATTAACCAAAGGGTTAACAGCTTTAACTTGCTTAGTATTTGCCATACTTCTAGCTAACGCTTTTGTGTATCTGCTTGACAGTCTGTCATACAGGTTATCTTCCACCGCTTCCTCAGTAATAGCGAAGGCAAGAGCCACAGTTTCCATAGTGTATCTTGCAGTGTAAGTTTCTTGAGCATTGTCAAAAACTACACCTGAACCTTCAGGTTTTACTTGAGCATTAGCGAATCCAGATAACATAACTTCCTCTTCGAAAGCTCTGTCTGAAGTTTCTGTCGCGTAGATCTCAGCATGTTGGTTTTCGTATCTTTTGTATTCCAAGCCGAACAGTGCGTTCAAACCTGGCTCTAGTTCTTTAACTAGTTGTCCTCGTGATATAGCCATAATTTAATCTCCTATTCTGCTATTATACTCCAGCTGTACCTTTTAAGAAGTGCTCATTGATCATTACAACAAAGTTAACATGCGATGCAGTTAAATCATTGTTCTTAATGTCTTTTGAAACTCCAACTACTCTCAATTGTCCACTAGCTGTCGACGTAGTCGAATCATCTAGTTCAACACCTGAAAGGTAATCGTGAGAACTTCCTGCTGCATAAGTGATGTCATAATTCATGAAAACATCAGTTTGTGCAGAAGCTGTTGTGTTGTCTGATTGAATCTCAAATCTCTCGTAAGGATCTGAAGATACAAAGCCTACGATATCTGTTGCAGTGTTACTTGCATTCAGATGGTTCGCAAACGTTGGTTTTGATGTATCGGCTGCTGTAAAGAAAACACCATTTAGGGATCCTAGTAAAGTATCACCTGCTGCCGCTACTTCGATCGTTCCAGTAGCCGCAGCTTTAACTGGATCTTGACCGTAGATAGCTGTTGCAGAAGCTGCAATACTAAATTCCGCTAAACCTTGGTTATCTCTATTTTGACCGATTTTTCCTATTGCTCTTAAGCCGAAAGGACTATCTTGGTTTGCCATAGTTTTTCTCCTTGGTTAATTTAAATGATGAACTAGAAATTGTTAAAAAACTTATTTCTTCGTACCACCAAAAGTTACACGAGTATTTCTATCAACACTGATAGGCATACTTGGATGCTCTTCCTTTAAGAGATCGTTGTCGAAGGCACTTTCGTTCTCCTGCGCTTGCTTACGATAGTAATCAGCGTATTGTTGTGCGATCTCTACAGGTACTCTAGCGAGCACTAGGCCACCTTGACCGATCACTCCCTTGTACTTACCGTCTTCCACTACAGCATAGTCTGTTTCATTATATTCATCGGCTCTTACTAATTCAAAGCCAGATCTTATTCTGCTTTGTACGTTCTTAGAATCGTCGAATCCCATAGACTCAGCTCTTAGCCATCTGTGGACATATCCTGCCGGTGCAGGGGGTGCATCTAATAAAGATGGTGGAGACCAGACTTTTGGTCGAGATGTTTTTTCTCTAGTCTGACTCGCACGTGAAGTTTTTTGATCTTGATTTTCCATGCTTATACTCCTTCCGTGATTTTTAATTGTTCCGCATAGTCTTTAAGTGGCACACCCAATTTTTTAGCAATTGCTACTTGTGAAGGCGTGAGTTTCACAATTTTGCGACCAGAGGACCTGTTTGCTCGCGTAGCCGAAGCTACAGTTTGAGTAGGTCTAGTCGATTCCTGAGTAACATTAGTATCAAACTTGTGCGGAAATTCAAGTCTTATTCTTCTATCTACCTCTGAATAATACTCTTCAGGCTCGGTATTAGGGTCATATCCTTCAATTTCAGTCAACTGTCTGTGTATTACTTTTGCTCCCTCAGTCATTATGGGATCTTTGTTGAACCATTCGTTTTTTCTAGCCCAATCTCTTGCTCTAGAATCCACTTGTCTTGGCACATCCACTTCTTGTTGTATTTGTTGTTGTGGTACTGGAGTTTCAGCTTTCTGTTCAACTTGTCTAGCTTTTAAATCAGCAAGTCTTGCTTCTTCATAACCTAGTCTTGAAATTTCTGCGCTTGCAGCAACTTCAGCTTTAAGATCACTTTCTTCTCTAGCTTTTGCAAGTTTTGCAACAGCTGCTTCCATACCTGCTTTAATTCTATTTTCTTTTTCAGATACAAAGCCTGTATCTAATTTTGAAAGTCTAGCACTTAAAGCTTCTTTTTCAGCTAAAACACTTTTTGCATAAATCGTAGCTGCTTCTTCTCTTCGCTCAGACTCACGCATTTTTTTAGTTAATTTAGCTATTCTTCTTTTTACTCCTTCAGAGTATTCTTCTAATTCTTTCTTTTTTTCTGTATTCTCTTCGCTAGCTTGAACATCAGTTGGCTCATCAGATTTCGCATTTGCGTCATCGGCGCTACCACCGTCTTCAAGTTTTGTTTCACGTTCGTTTTCATATGACTTATCCGTTCCTGATGTTTTTTCTTCAACTACAGTTTCTTCAATTAATTCTTCTTTAACTGAATCTAACTCTACTTCGGCACCTGGTCCGGATGTATCTATGTCAACTGGTTTGTCTACGTTTTGCATAGTATGCTCCTATGGTTAAAATGTATGAAGTATATCTTCGGGTCTATCGATGGTTGCTAACACTTCATCATCATTTAGCAATCTAACTTCCCCACCGTCTATAGGTAATCTTGAACCCGCATAACGAGCAAAGATAACCCAATCTCCCTTCTTGGCCCAAGGGCCTTCAGGAAATTTTTCTTTGTCATAACAATGTGGTCCCATTTCAAGAACGAGTCCGCATGTAGATGCAACTTGTTGTCTTTCCAAAGTATCTTGTCCAAGATACAATCCACCTTTAGTTTTCTCTGGCATCTTAAAAGGTAAAACTAAAAGTCTCCAGCCGGTTGGCCTTGGTAGTTTAGAAGACTCTTTAGTCTTCAAACGTTCGTAACCATCAACTTCTTTTTGATGTTGTTCTTTACTTTCTTTTTCGTATTTTTCTTCCAAAGCATTTTTATGCTTTGGTATTTCTGTCTTTTCCAATGTTGACGACTTTGCCGTCTGCGTCTTTTCCATTCGTAGCTCCTTTGTTTAGCAGGTTGGATATTTCCCCTGAAATATATTGGTAGGCGTGGGCCTGTCCCAACATGTACTTGTATTTTTCCATGTTGTCAATAGTGCCACCTATCATAGCGTCACCGATTTGTTGGTAACTTTCTTTCAATTGTTTTTGTATTTTAGTTATTAAGTTTATTTCATCTAACATTTGCTTTTTTACCTTTATTTACACCTTTCTTAATTATGTAATCTTGAGTGCCATTCGCACCCGTCTCTACTTCTTTTTTAAGATTACGAAATAGATTTTTTTGTTTTTCTTCTTTTTCTTTTTTTATTGAAAAAGCTTCTAATATTTTTGTATCTCTCATAACACCAACTATCTATAAAATCTGTAATATTGTCAACAGTCTCACAAAACTTATATATAAAATTATCTAACATTTCCATCTTCTTCTAGCCTGACGTAGTCTAGAATTAGGATCTTTAGCAGCTTTAGGAAACTGTTTCATTTGACCTGCACTTCTTGCGCAATACGACTTTCTACGTTTTGCAGCAGCTGAACCTTTTTTAACTTTTCCAGTTACTGCTGTTTTTAATTTAGAACCAGGGTTAGCTCTTCGATAAGCTTTAACTCCTGCTT